GTGGAGGAGCTAATTGCAGCCTGTAACGCTTAATTTAGGCTCTGGTAAGGATTGGCGAGAGGATTGCGTCAATGCCGATATTCAGCAGAGGACTAACCCGGATTGGTGGGTAGATATTTCTAAGGTGCATTTCGGGGCTAAGATTGATACCCGATGGGGATCGATGACGATACAGCCTGAGATGTTCGAGAAGATCATTGCTAACGATGTCTTAGAGCATATCCCTGACTTAGTTTCTGCGATGAAAAACTGCTATGACTTACTGAAGTCTGGTGGTGAGTTTCATATTAGCGTACCTTATGACCTGAGTTTAGGGGCATGGCAAGACCCGACTCATGTACGAGCGTTTAACGAGAATAGCTGGTTGTACTACACCGATTGGGCTTGGTATCTAGGTTGGGAAAAAGGATTTAAGCTCAAGGAATTGGCGTTTGACCTGTCAGAACTAGGTCAGAAGTTAATAACTAGACAACCAGACGATGAAGTAATTAGGACTCCGAGGGCTGTAGATAGCATGAGAGTCGTTTTATGCAAGCCATAGTCATTTGTCATGTAAGCAATCCGGGCATCTCGGTATTGCTGGAGAGCATCAAGGTATATGCACCTACCACCCCGATTTACGTTTATAGCGTTGACATTGCCAGAGGAGAGAGATTCCGACGAATCTTGCCCAATGTTATCGTCCGATCCAATACTGGTAGAAATTTTGGAGACTCATATAATGAAGCCATCAGCGATGTTTTTGGAAGGGTCGCAGTCGATTCATTGATTGTTGCTAACGATGATGTCGTTCTGAATCCGCAAACAATCGAGTTATTGGGTGAGGATAAACGGATTCTTGAGGAAAACGGACAGAAGATAGGCTTCTTAGGTGCAAGAAGCGACTACGTGTTGCCAGACCAGAACATTAGGTTTCCGGTACATGACGATAGGCAGCAAGGATTGTATTGGGCTAGTGAGGGTCAGATCAAGGAAACTCAGGTCATAGCACCAATATTTGCCACCATAACGAGAGAGGCTTGGAAGGTAGCCAAGTTTCCTAGCACGAATTGGTATTCAGATAATATAATCTGCCATGACCTGCAAGAAGCGGGTTACAGGCATTTCGTAAGCAGGGCGTATGTTCATCATGCTGGATCACAGACAGTAGGGATGGACTACAAGAAATGCCATGAGGAGCCGAGAGATTGGATTAAGGCTCACAGACCGGATGTGTACGAGGCTATCTATGGCTGACGGATTGTTATCAGGATTGACGAACTGGATAGACCAGCGAAAACAGGCTGCGAAGTCTAGTGTTGGGTTGTTGGCTGACAATCCGCAGGAATGGTTGACTCAGACCACGGCTAGATATTTGCCTACTAAGGCAGAGGAGCAGCAGTATCGTGCTGTTCAGCAAGCTGGTGGAGATATAACGCAGACTCCGTACTATCAAAAGTTATTTGATCTGGCTCAGTTCCAGAGCAGCATTAAGACTCCTAAAGTTGGATCGGGCTTGATGGCTGAAGCACAGCCGCAAATGTCAGAATTTGTGCCTAACGTTCCTGCCGGTGAGGAATTGGTTGTAATGCACAACCTTTCTGCAAAGAATTTACAGGCTGCTAACAAATTAGGTGGCTTACCAGTACCGTCGTTAGGTGTTGGTAAGACTTCTGTGCCATATGAAGGATTTGGCGATATTACTTTGATTGCACCTAAAGAGTTTGCTATCCCTAGTGCGAAGAATCCAGTTTATCGGGCTGATGCTTATACAAAGCGGTTTCCCGGAATAGATTATCAATTTGATAAAAAAGCAGGTAACGCTTTCCAAAATCAGTTTGCGACATTAAAAGATAAAGTACCAAAAAGCTATGAATATGATGTTGGTGAAGTCATGCAGAATTGGCGTGATAGAGATTATTCAACATTGTTTCAGTCAAAATTCCTTGAGGAAAAAGGAATGTTGCCAGAGAAGTCACAATTCAAAAGTGATTGGGAATTTGGTTCGGAAATCCGTACAAGAGTAGGTAAGCAATTTAATGAGTACAACAACTGGTTAGCCAATTTTGAAAATAGATTAGCTGAATCTGGTGCTGTTCCTACTGAAAAGCTATTTAAGGGATACACATATTCAGGTAAAAGACGTTATCAAGAAGCAACATTAGATAACATCGTTAAAGAAATGAAAGGTGGTGCTGCTACAGAAAACTGGCATTATGGTGCTGGTAATATCAGAGCAGCAGTTAGCCCGAAATTTAGAAAGTTATCAGAGATACAAGAGAGTAGAGGTTTGCTAACTGATAACAAAACAATGGGGAAAATTAAGGATCAGACTAGCGCAGCTTATGCTGATTTGACTGGAAGATTGAAGCAACTTAATCCAAAGTACGATGCTGATGATGCTTTGTTAGAGATAGCTCAGACAAAGAATATGAATGTTTTGGATCGGCAGTATGAAGCGGCTCCAGATGCACTAAAGGCAGACATAAGAGCGTTCCTAAACTCGTTTAAGGGTATGCCATCAGAGTTCTTTGAGATTAAGCCACAGAGGGCTGTAAAGCTGGAAGAATTCCGAGGAGCAATTATTCCTAAAGATACGCCTCAAAATGCTAGAGATATTCTTCAGCAAAGAGGTATCAGAGATGTTTACGAATACGCAACTCCAGAGGAACGTGCTAGTCTGATGCAAAGGTTTGGTAAAGAGATGTTTGTAGCGGCTCCAGTAGGAACAGGATTGTTAGAAGTTAAGCAAGAGAAGAAACCAAAGAAGTAAGCATGACATCCAAAGGATAATGCACAAATGGGAACAAATAACGTTAAAGAAACGCCAAAAATCGGAGAAGGACTAGCAGGTCCGGGTAGACCTAAGGGAGTGCCTAATAAGTCCACAGCGATTGTTAGAGAGGCTATTGCTAATCTACTAGAGCGTAATGCGCCTAACATGGACAAGTGGCTAAACGAGGTCGCAGCAGAAGACCCGTATAAGGCACTAGACCTAATGAACAAGCTATCTGAGTACCATATACCTAAGCTGGCTAGGACAGAGGTGACAGGTAAGGACGGGGAAGCTCAAGAGATGGTTATCAAGTGGGGTGGAAAGAAATGAGTTACACGCCGACAAACTGCCCTATGTGCAGCGCATTTCTGGTCAAGAGCAAGTGCCTACGCTGTGGGTATCAAGAGACTGCATGACCGAGATCGTCATTGAGTACGAGCCACGATCTCAGCAGCTAGAGATACATGATGCCATTGAGCAGCATCGTTTTACTGTGGTGGTTGCCCATCGTCGTATGGGAAAGACTGTTAGCGCAATCAATCATCTCATCAAGTCCGCTATCGAGTGCGACAAGCCAGACCCACGATTTGCCTACATTGCGCCTACTTACGGGCAAGCCAAGCGAGTAGCGTGGGATTACCTACAGAAGTACACCAGACCACTAGGAGCTACCTACAATGTCTCTGAGTTACGTGCTGATTTTTATGGGCGTAGGGTTAGTCTATATGGGTCTGATAATCCTGACAGTCTTAGGGGTCAGTATTTTGATGGCGTGGTTATCGACGAAGTTGGCGATCAGAACCCACGTATTTGGAACGAAATCATCCGACCTGCTCTTGCCGACCGTCGTGGGTGGGCTTGTTTCATTGGCACTCCTAAAGGCGCTAACCATTTCGCTGAACTAGCGGATAGAGCCAAGTCTGAGGAAGGCTGGCATTTCCTAGAGTTTAAGGCTAGTCAAACAGGCGTATTGCCTAACGAGGAACTGAAAGCAGCCTATCGAGAGATGGGTGAGGACAGGTATAACCAAGAGTTCGAGTGTTCCTTTAACGCAGCGGTTGAGGGGTCTTACTATGGCAAGCTCATTAACGATCTTGAGAGCAATGGTCGTATTAGCGACTTTCCTAACGATAGTCTGTGCCGTAGCTACGCTGCTTGGGATTTGGGTATGGGTGATTCGACTGCGATATGGGTTGCTCAACTGGCAGGGAAAGAAGTCCGACTTATTGACTGCATCGAGAATCATGGCGTAGGTCTGGACTGGTATGTGGGCTGGCTGAGGGATAACGGCTATGAGAAATATGAGCAAATCCTGCCCCATGACGTACAGGTTAGAGAACTCGGAACAGGCAAGAGTCGTAAGGAAGTGCTGGAGGAAGCTGGACTTAACATCAGGGTTGCTCCGAGACTTAGCGTTGCCGACGGGATACAGGCTGTGCGACGTATGTTGCCGAGATGCTGGTTCAATCCAAAGGTCAAGAACGGACTAGATGCGCTACGGAACTACCGTCGAGAGCATGATGAGCGTAGACAGATATTCTATGAGAAGCCTTTGCATGATTGGTCTAGCCATTACTCTGATGCCTTCCGTTACCTAGCCATAGGGCTTGACGAGACTGATTCCTCATGGCAGTCAGCATTGCCAATTTCGACGAAATGGATTGTATAATTAGCAAAATCTTAGGGGTTTGCTATGAAGATGGATCAAGGTGAAATCAAAAGTATCCTAGATAACGAGATTGATAACTCGATTGGATACATCGACACCGAAACGACCGACCAGAGGGCTAAGGCTCTCGAATACTATCTTCGTTATCCGTATGGCAACGAGGTAGAAGGCAGAAGCCAGATCGTAACTGGCGAGGTAGCAGAGGCTATCGATGGTGCTTTGCCTCAACTTATTCGGGTATTCACCACCACCGAGGATATTGTCAGTTTCGAGCCTCAGACTCCTGATGACGAGCAGTCAGCTAAACAAGCCACAGACTATTGTAATTGGGTCTTTTATCGTGAGAACGATGGGCTAATCATCCTGCATAACTGGTTCAAAGACGCGCTAATGGCAAAGGTTGGCGTAGTTAAAGCCTATTGGGATGCCAAGGAAGATGTTAACAAGGAAAGCTACAAGAATCTGACCGAGGATGAGTTAGCCATGTTGCTATCTGATCCTGCCATTGAGGTGACTAGCCAGAACGTCGAGTTGATCGATGGTGGCGTTGACCCGATGGGGGTGCCGATTCAGATTCCTTTGTATTCAGTCAAGGTCAAGAAGGTCAAGAAATACGGTTGCGTCAAGATTGAGAACGTACCACCTGAAGAATTCCTGATTAGCAAGTCGGCTAGAACGATTGAAGATAGCCCGTTTGTGGCTCATCGTAAGCTGATGACTCGTAGCGAACTAGCGGCTATGGGCTTTGATAAAGACATTATCGATGGCTTGCCTAGCTATGATGATCTCCAGTACACGACAGAGCGTATTGCTCGATTCAGTCAGGGTGAGCAGCCTGATGAGAACATTAGCCTTGACTACACGATGCAGGTGGTCGAGGTCTACGAGTGCTATATCCGCATTGACGTTAATGGCGATGGAATCGCTGAACTGCGGAAGATTACCTATTCTGGCAACGAAATCCTAGACGATGAGGAATGTGACCTAGTTCCATTTCATAGCCTCTGTCCTATCCCGATTCCGCATAAGTTCTTTGGTCAGTCGTTGGCAGACCGGACAATGGACATCCAGCTAATCAAGTCTACGGTAACGAGACAAATGCTGGATAACCTGTATCTAACGAACAATGCTCGTATTGGCGTGGTTGATGGTCAGGTGAACTTGGATGACGTTCTAAACGCTACTCCGGGTGGTGTAGTACGGATGAAAGCTCCGGGTGCTGTAATGCCGCTAGAGGTTCCGTCGGTAACGGCTCAGGCTTTCCCATTGCTTGAGTACATGGATCAGGTTCAGGCTAAACGTACAGGTGTTAGCGATCAGCAACAGGGTCTTGATCCTGACGTACTGAACAATGTTTCCGCTACAGCCATTGCTGCGATGATGAAGTCGAACTCTGGCAAGCTGGAGTTGATAGCGAGAATCTTTGCTGAGACAGGCGTAAAGTCGCTGTTTAAGGGGATTCTGCACCTATTGGGCAAGTATCAGGATACGGCAAAGATTGTCCGTATGCGTGGCAAGTTCGTAACGTTTGATCCGAGGACTTGGACTAACCAGTACGATGTCAGCATTAACGTGGGCCTTGGTTCAGGTGACCGTGAGCAGAAGTTAGCAATGTTGCAAATGATTCTAGCCAAGCAAGAGCAGATTCTGACTCAGTTCGGCCCATCAAATCCTCTGGTATCTGTGGCTCAGTATCGAGATACGTTGGCACGACTGATTGAATCGGCTGGTTTCAAGGATGCTAACGCTTTCCTTAACGAGATTACGCCAGAGATTAACGAGAAGTTGTCACAGCCACAGCCTCCTTCACCAGATCAGCAAGCAGAGGCTACTAAGATATTTGCTGAAGTAGAGCGAGAAAAGACCCAAGCTAAGAGCGAGATTGAGGCTGCTAAGTTGCAGCTAGAGCGTCAGTCGCTAGAGGCTGAATACACTCGCAAGGGTCTTGAGATGGCGATGAAAACCCGCCAGCAAGAAGCCGATATGAAGATTAAAGAGGCTGAGTTAGCGGTTAAACAACTACAGGCTATCTTAGCGATGGACTTAGCAGACGAGGAAACTCGCCAACGTCAGGCTGATATTGTCCTGAATGCAATCAAAGAGCTAGGAAATCTTACAGCATGAGTAAAGTTCAATGGGCTGAGAATCTACTGAAGGATGAATTCTTTCAGGAAATGATGACTGATCTTAGGACTGCTGAACTTAATAAGTTCGCAACTAGCGATTACGCTGATCTTCAGGCTAGAGAGACTGCTTATATGCGGTTAAGGACATTAGAATTAGTTGAGACTTACTTGGAAGGGCTTTCAGCAAACAGGCTCATCGAGGAGAAAAGATTAAAGATTTTGTAACCCGTTTCGGGCGGTTCCCGATATAATTTAGGAAAGAAAAAATGAGCGATACTCAAGGAACGACACCGGAATCCGGTAGTCCAGAGTTAACTGTAGGTAGTGCAGCCGACGCTATCTTGGGTCTGATGGGTGCAGAAGAAGGCTCCGAACAGGAACAACCAGAACTGCAAGCAGAGGCCAACGATAGCGAAGCCGAATCTGATGAGTCTTATGATGAGTCAGAGGTAGAACAAGAAGATGAGCAGGATGAGCAAGAGGAGCCTCAGACATTCCGGGTGAAAGCAGCCGGTGAAGAACGTGAGGTAACCCTTGATGAGCTTATCAAGTCTTATCAACTTGGCACAGACTATACAAAGAAATCGCAAGCCGTAGCTGAGGAACGTAAGGTAGTCGAGGCTGAACGACAGCGTATCGAAGAAGCCAGATACTTGCGGGATCAGTATGCGGAACGGTTGCAGATTATTGAGCAAATGCTCAATCAGCAGCCAGAAGGTGAAAACCTAGATGAACTGAAGGAAAGAGACCCCATTGGGTACGCTTTAGCATATACGGATCAACAAAGGCGGAAAGAGCAAGTAGCTCAAGTTCAGGCTGAACGACAGCGAATTGCAGAACAGCAACAGCAGGAACGTCAGGAGCAACTTGGTCAGGTAATACAGGCTGAGTCTCGTAAGCTGGCAGAGGCAATACCTGAATATGCTGATCCGCAAAAGGGTGAAGTAACTCGGCGAGAACTGAGGGAGTTTGGCCTAAAGTTAGGGTTTTCAGACCAAGAGTTATCGGGAATCTATGATTCTCGGCAGGTTCTAACGCTATACAAGGCGATGCAATACGACAAGTTGCAATCGTCTAAACCGGGAATCACTAAGCGTGTTAATGAGGCTCCGAAGGTTGTTAAGTCTGGAGTTTCTCAGCCTCGGGAAGGTAGCGATGAACTGAGGAAAGCAAAAGCGCGAGCAAAGCAGACCGGAAGGGTTGCTGATGCCGCTAAAGCATTTGAACGATTTTTATAAGGAATTATCATGCCTACATTTACAGCACATAGCGCAATTGGTCAGCGCGAAGATTTGACGGATTAAATTAGTCCCCTTTATGTTTAGTTAAACACTAGACATAATTGAATAATTGGGTGAATTGCTGGAAACCCCTTAGAGCCTTGAGTACCAAAGCGTAAAAATCTCAAGGATTGGGCAATCAGCAGCCAAGCCGCAAATGTAAGGCGAAAGCCCTAGGGTTGCGGAAGGTTCAACGACTAGGAAGTGACGAAAGAATAATCTTCCCACGAGCGCCCAACGCGAAAGCGATGATATAGTCTGGACTACCGTGAAAGCGGTAGAAGCAAGGATAAAGAGCCTTGCGATAACAAAACGATCATTTACGATATTTCGCCGACCGAGACACCATTTATGTCTTCTATTGGCAAGACTAAGGCAACTGCCGTTTATCACGAATGGCAGACTGACTCACTGGCTGCGGCTACTACGGCTAACGCTGCGATTGAAGGTGCTGACGCTACATCGGCAACTCTGGCTCCTACTGTCCGTCTTGGTAACTACACTCAGATCATCCAGAAGACCGTTCAGGTCTCCGGTACTCTGGACACAGTAAACAAGGCTGGTCGTAAGTCGGAAAAGGCTTATCAGTTGGCTAAAGCATCGGCTGAACTGAAGCGCGATCTGGAAACCATCCTGTGCGCTAATCAAGGTCGTTCGGCTGGTACATCGACTATCGCTCGTAAGCTCGGTTCAATCCTGTCATGGGTTAAGACTAACTCGGACAAGGCTTCTGACGGTTCCGATCCAGCGACAATTGGTGTATCGACCCGTACTGACGGTACTGTTCGTACATTTACTGAAACTCTGCTGAAGACCGTTGTTTCCGAGGTGTTCGTATCGGGCGGTTCTCCGAAGATTCTGATGGTTGGTGCTGCTGGTAAGCAGAAGGTATCGTCGTTCGCTGGTATCGCTGCACAGCGTTACATGGCTCCGGGCAATACTCCGACCACCATTATCGGTGCGGCTGACGTTTATATGTCGGACTTTGGCACGATGTCGGTTGTTCCTAACCGCTTCATGCGTACCCGTGATGCTCTGATCCTTGATCCTGAGTACGCAGCACTTGCTTACCTGCGTCCATTCCAGACCAATGATCTGGCTAAGACCGGCGACAGCGAGAACACTCAACTCTTGGCTGAAGTAACTCTGGAAGTCAAGAACGAGGCTGCTCATGGCATAATTGCCGATCTTGACATGGCTCTATAACGGATGTTGATATATAATCCTCCTGTAGGTAACTATGGGAGGATTTATGAAATGTTCCGTTGATGGCTGCGTTAATGATGTTAAGGTAAAAGGCTTAGGTTACTGCCAGAAACATTACAAGAGGTTTATGAAGTATGGCAGTACCTCGCCTCAAAAATATTCTCAGGAATCATTAGAAAATAGATTTTGGAGAATGGTTGGCAAAAGCTCGGAATCTGAATGTTGGGAGTGGCAAGGACAAAAACTTTCAAATGGGTACGGGCGTATCAGTTTGGGAGCGAAAAAATTAGGCTCTGATGGCGCACATAGAATAAGTTGGAAATTATTTAATAAACAAGACATACCAGAGGGTATGTTTGTGATGCACAAATGCGACAATCCTAGTTGTGTAAATCCTCATCATTTGAGTATTGGCACTCCGAAGGAAAATGTGCAAGACATGATTGCTAAGGGAAGAAAACGAGTTGTTTCTCCTAAAGGTGAAGGTAACGGTAAGTCCTTGCTAAATGAAGAACAAGTAAGGACAATTAGAGCAAGCAAACTCAGCCATGCAGCTATGGCTAGGGAACTTGGCGTATCCCCTAACTGTGTCCGGGGAGTAAGAATAGGACGCACTTGGACACATATTCAATGAGCAACCCGATACGGACTCAAACAGCATACGAAGATGGTGACGGTGGGATTGTCATCGAGACTAAGCAGGATGTAACAGAGATTATCGAAGCCAATAAGAAGCAACTGGACTACGATAAATCTCGGCAAGGACACCTAAACGAACTGCATCACGTTGCTCGAATACCCTTTACGGTCATAGATGTACTGAACCAGAAAGGGATTATGAAGGGCTTTAACGTGGTTGATGAGGTCGGTTTCGCTAGGTGGCTGAACGATCCTGATAATGCTGTGTGGAAAACGTATAGGGGTACTGTATGAGAGTTGGTGTTTGCGTCCCATGCCGGGATGAGGTACACACTGGTTTTGCTTTTGACTTTGCTCGGATGACAGCGCATGATGCGTCAGTACGTTGCAAAGATGGTAAAGGTGGATTAAGCCTTTACACAATGCCGGGAACGCTGATATTTGACCAGCGTGAGAAGTTGGCAGAGGTAGCATTAGGTGAAGGATGTGAAGCGCTATTGTTTATTGATAGCGATATGCGGTTTCCGCACGACATCATTGACATAATGTTAAGTAGAGATGTGCCGATTGTTGGGGTAAATGCAACGACTAGAAGGAAGCCTGTAACTCCTACCGCCAAGATACTCACAAGGTATATGGAAGGTGATACAGAGGTTCGTAAGTGGTCGAACATTGACTCTCGCGGCAAGGAAGGGATTGAGGAAGTTACAGCGGTTGGGTTTGGTGCTGTAATGATCCGTAGAGAAGTGTTTGAGAAGACCGGAAGACCTTGGTTTGATGCTGGATGGGGTTCTAACGGTGTATGTGGCGAGGATGTGTATTTCTGCGTCAAGGCTGGTTCTGAGGGCTTTCAGACGTATGTAGATCACGAATTATCGATGCACATCCGGCACATCGGCACTTACGAATACGGTTGGAAAGATTTTGAGCAGCTAGAGGAATAACATGGCTATAAATGAATCGTTTTATGTTTATGAGCATATAAGACGTGATTCATTTTTGCCATTTTATGTAGGCAAAGGCAAAGACAATCGAGCTTACAAAAAGATCGGAAGAAATAAATATTGGAACAATATTGTCAACAAATGCGGTAATTTTGATGTTAATTTTATTGCAACAAATGTAGACGAAGAATTGGCGTTATTGATAGAGCAAGAAAGAATTGAGCAATTAAAACTACTTAACATAAGGCTATGTAATTTAACAAAAGGCGGAGAAGGCATTTCTGGGTATAAATTTACTCAAGAACAAATAGAAAAAATGTCAAATTCGCATAAAGGCAAAAAATTATCAATTCAACAAAAAGAGCAACTAAAAATTAGATTTAGAACAATAAAAAGAACTGATGAATGGAAGAAAAATATATCTAAAGCATTAACCGGAGTACCAAAGAAAAAAGAATCTATAGAAAAAAGCATTGATAAAAGAACAAAATATGTTGTTTGCGTAGATCAAAATAAATTATTTAGGTCTGCTGAGGTTGCATCAAAATATTATGGTATTGGGAAGTCATCAATTAATAGGGCGTGTAACGGAAGTAGAAAAAGAGCCATGAATATGTATTGGCGATATGCGACAACAGAGGATTTAGAATGTTTGACACCTATACAAGCCTAAAAACAACGATAGCTAACTATCTGGCTCGTAGTGATCTGACTTCAGTTATTCCGGACTTTATCCGTCTGGCTGAGACTAGGTTGCAGAGAGACCTAAGAATTCGTCAGATGTTAGTGGTAGCTACAGCAAGTACAACGGGTGGCGATTCAACACTTGGATTGCCTACCGACTTCTTAGAGATGAGAGATATTCATCTCAACACGACTCCGATTACTACGCTACGTTACAAGGCTCCTAACTCGTTTTATCAGGAGTCTAGGGTAACGGATGGCGGCAAGCCCATTGATTACACTATTCTCGGTGCGGAGATGCAGTTAGCTCCGGTTCCAGATTCGTCTTATACGGCGCAAATGTTGTATTACGCCAAGCCTCCTGTATTATCAGATTCGACAGCTAGTAACGTATTCTTGGCTTATGTGCCTGATGCGTTGCTATATGCGTCTTTAGCAGAGGCAGAGCCGTATTTGATGAATGATGCAAGGGTGCAGACTTGGGCTTCCTTGTATTCTAGGGCGATTGATTCTATCTCTACGTCCGATCAAGCAAGTGAGTATAGTGGTCAACCTATGTCTATGTCTTATAACGTGAGGTAAATCATGGCTGAGATGTCTAATTATCTGGAGAATGCGCTAATTAACGCTACTCTCCGCAATACAAGCTACACAAGCCCTGCTGCGGTTTATGTAGGTCTTTACACAAGCGATCCGGGTGAGGGCAATACGGGTACTGAGGTATCTGGTGGTTCCTACGCTCGTACAGCGGTAACGTTTGGTGCGCCTAGTAACGGTGTATCAACGAATAGCGCGTCAGTTACGTTCCCGACTGCTACTGGCACATGGGGTACTGTGACTCATGTAGGTATTCTGGATGCGTCAACTAGCGGCAACCTGCTGTATTACACAGCCTTGGATGCGTCTAAGTCGATTGCTTCTGGTGATGTGTTCACGATCTCGACTGGTAATCTTTCCGTAACTCTGGAGTAATCTATGGCACTCGTAATTGCTGACCGAGTTCGGGAAACGTCCACCACGACCGGCACAGGCACATTAACCTTGGACGGTGCAGTAACGGGCTTTCGTACTTTCGGATCGGCGATTGGCGATGGTAATACTTGCTATTACACGATTACTCTCGGTGCGGATTATGAGATTGGTCTCGGTACTGTTGGAACGGGTACGTTAGCTCGTACTACGGTACTGAAATCATCTAACAGCAATAACGCTGTTAATTTCGGTGCTGGTGCTAAGGATGTCTTTGTAACGTATGCGGCTGATGTTGCTGCTATAACGAGTGCTGCACAGACATTTACGGCTGCTCAGACGTTTAGAGCGTCTAATGCTATTCGTTCTGAAGCTGCGTCAACACAGGACGCTATTGTTATCGCTGGTAGGGCTGGCGGTACATCTTCCTATGCTGCGACGCTAACGCCAACGACGTTATCTGCTAACAGGACAGTTACTATTCCTGACGCTACTACGACTCTCGTAGGAACGGATACAACGCAGACACTAACGGCTAAGACGCTAACCGATCCGGCAATCATTGGAACGATCCTTGAGGACGTTTACACGATCTCTGACGGGGCAGCGTTTGAGATTGACCCCGGCAATGGCTCAATTCAGTTGATTACCTTGGGTGCTAACCGTACTCCAAAGGCAACTAACTTTGCTGCTGGTGAAGCTGTCACCCTAATGGTGGATGATGGTTCAGCCTACACGCTAACGTGGACTGACAGCACGTTCGGCGGTTCAGGCGTAGTGTGGAAAACAGACTCTGGTTCTGCACCTACGTTGAACACCACAGGTTATACGGTAATCGTGCTGTGGAAGGTCAGCACTCAGGTTTACGGTGCGCGAGTGGGGAATAACTGATGCTGGCTAAAAAGCTCTTAGGCGCAGCAAAGTCGGCGGTGGTTGATGCCTACTACAACCTTGTCACGCTCCTGCTTCCCGGTAACGGTACGAACGGAGCGCAGAACAACACGTTTATAGACGGGTCGAGCAACGCTTTCTCTATCACTCGTAACGGGAATACGACACAGGGTACGTTCAGCCCGTATGGGAATAACTGGTCTAATTATTTCGATGGTACGGGGGATAACCTTAGTATTGCGGACAATACTGCGTTTACGCTTACAGCAAACTTTACTATTGAGTGTTGGATTTACCCAACGGCTGGGGCTGCGGACAGGTTAATCATTAGCAAATGGGGTGGAACAGCAGAGTACTATATTTTCATACAAGCAAACAATGTAATAGGGTTTGCTTGGGGGCCGTATAGTGCTTCTGGTTTATTTGGTGGCGCATTGCTTTTAAGTGGCAATAATGCATTTGCGTTAAATACTTGGAGCCATGTAGCTGTTGTTAGAAATTCAAACACATTTACCTTATATGTAAATGGAACATCGATTGCTACGGCAACCAATAGTGCTGCTGTAACAGACGGTAGTGAACCACTCACTATTGGAGATTATGGCGGCGGTAGTTATCCATTCGCTGGTTACATATCAAACGCACGGATTGTCAAAGGAACCGCAGTCTATACCGCAGCCTTTACGCCACCTACAGCCCCACTCACAGCGATTACCAACACATCTCTGCTGACCTGCCAGAGCAACCGTTTTATCGACAACAGCAGCAACGCATTTGCTATTACTCGTAACGGTGATGTATCTGTCCAACGCTTCAGCCCGTTCTCACCTACTGCTGCCTATGCTTCTGGAACGATAGGGGGTAGTGGGTACTTTGATGGGACGGGGGATTATTTAACTGCGCCTAGCAATGCTGCTTTTAATTTGCCGGGCGATTTCACGATGGAGGTGTGGGTTTACTTCACGTCGCGCAATGCGTCTTATACAAGCTGCATTCAGTACGACACGACTGTTTATTTGGGAACCGAAGGAACGCAAGCCACATTCTATGCCGACACACCAACTGCAATTTACTTAAAGGGTGGAACAATCATTGATAGGGCATGGAATCATATTGCTGTCGCTAGAAGCGGAAGCTCTGTGCGCTTGTGGTTGAATGGTGCAAGTGTTGCCAACGCGACGAACTCTGGAACTGTCGGCGGCTCTACGCCTTCGATATACATAAATTCTGGCAATAATGGAACAAGTTACCAATCTGGCGGGTATTACACTGATGCGCGAATCGTAAAAGGCACTGCTGTATATAACCCTTCAAACACTACGATTACCATTCCAACAGCACCATTAACTGCTGTCTCAGGAACCTCGCTTCTCTGCAACTTCACCAACGCTGGCATCACAGACGCTACAGCAAAGAACGTCCTTGAGACTGTAGGCAACGCGCAGATCAGCACGGCGCAGAGTAAGTTCGGCGGGTCGAGTATGTACTTTGACGGAACGGGGGATTGGTTAATTTCTAGGACAAATTCTGCTTTATCGGTTGGGTCAGGCAATTTCACAATTGAGTTTTGGGTTTATTTAACCGGAAGTGGAACTAACTCTTTTGTTGACACTCGTGTAGCTAATGATGCTGCTGGAGTTTTGATTCAAACTGATACATCAAGATATTTAAGATTATTCACTAATGGCAGTGGTCAAATCACAGATACCGTTGCTCTAACTCAAAATCAATGGGTTCATGTTGCATTAGTTCGATCAAGCACTACAACAACACTTTATAAAGATGGAACTAGCATTGGTACTTATTCTGATTCAAACAATTACAACGCTGGCGGCATTACTGTCGGTTCCAATTTTGGTCTTACAACGCCTATGACAGGCTACATCGACGACCTACGCATCACCAAAGGCTACGCAAGATACACCGCTAACTTCACGCCACCTACTGCGCCTTTTGCGCTTCAATAAGGAGAGATCATGCTGATTGCAAAGATTGAGAACGACGCGATACAGCAGGTCGCGGATTATCGGGCGATGTTCCCGAACACCAGCTTCCCTGTGACCGGGATCAGCGCAGAGTTTATGGCTGAGAATGGTTTGGTCGGTGTATCTGTTTGGAAATCGCACACAGAGACTCAGAGGCTTGTTCCTTGCGATGCTTATTTAGAAAATGGACAAGTTTTTACGGTTCGCGTTGAAGATAAGACTGATGAGGAAATAGCGGCTGAAACTGCTGCCAAAACTGCAAAAGAAGCTGCTAAAGTTAGGGATGAAAGAAACCGTAAGCTGACTGCTTCTGATTGGACTCAGGTTGCTGATGCTCCGGTGGATCAGGCGGCTTGGGCTGCGTATCGTCAAGCCTTGCGTGATATTCCATCACAAGAGGGTTTCCCTTGGTCAGTAACTTGGGCTGTGGAGCCTTAAATGCTTGGATTCCTACCGTTATCTGCTGCTGCAATATCTGAAGATAGCATTACTACGCTGGTTGCAGCGTCAGGGGCGATTAACGGTCGAGCGTTAGTTACTGCGGCTGGAACTAAGACGGTTAGTGCTTCTGGTGCAATCCTTGGTAGGGCTGTTGTAACGGCTGCTGAGGGGGCTATACAGGGTTCAGCGGCGGTTACTGGTAGAGCCGTAGTCACTGCGCTAGGAGGCTACTCTAGGTCTGCTGTAGCGGCTATTGTAGGCACTGCGACGGTTACAGCGGCAGGTGGTTCGGCTAAGTTTGCGTCTGCTCAGATCGTTGGCGTAGGAACATTTACAGCGATAGCGAATAATGCTGTTTTGGCATCTGCTGCGATTACTGCTGAGGCTGACGTTCGTTGCGTTGGTGGGGTTACGAGATCGAGTGCTGTAGGGTCAATGACTGCTAGGGCTGTGGTGACTGCCGAGGGCATGATTTACGGTGAAGAATGGATCAAAGTTTCTCCTGTGGGTGATACATGGCTACGACAAGAATAAACTTTGGTGAGTGGACACCAGACCAGCCCGGAATTGCTGGCGGTGTAACGGATGCTAAGAACTGTTATCCGGTAATGAACGGTTATGCGCCTATTCGTGATGTAGCTGATTACTCAGCTAATGCAGGTCAATCGTTACTGGTAGCGTTTGCAGGTAAATACGCTGGTACTAACTCGCTATTTGCTGCTGGTGCTACTCAAATCTTTAAGTTTGACTCTAGCGATACGACACTTGATCCGTTAACGACTACGGGTTACACGGCTGTTTCCTCATGGGATGTGACTCAGTTCGGGTCAAAGATGATCGTAGCGAACGGATTAGACAAGCTACAATCGTTTGATTTATCTGGCGGTGCATATT